CTCATCAGAGGAACATATGGGCAATAGAATGCAGCAGCATCGGCTTCGCTAGAACCTTTGTATCCAACTAAAACTGGTGTAGTATCACTAGCATAGCTATCAACATAAATCTTCATTGCGCCATTTAAAGTACCAACAAACTTGGTATTAGTTGGAGCTTCGAATGTACCTTCGGTTGTGCGAGCAAATGCACTGGTAGTTGCAGACTGTAGAACAGTCAATGCAGCTGGACTAACAACTGCCCAGTTAGCAGCACCACGGCGTGTACGCTGAGCAATTAAGTTTGCGCTACGATTGATTAGAACAGCGAGAGCAGCATGTTCGTCGCCAACAAATGTAGCAGTACCAGAAACAGCAGCTTGGTTGTATGTGAACTCAGTTGCAGCTAAAGCACGAAGCGAGCCAAGAACTTCTTGGTCGATTTCAACGGTAATTTCTTGTGCTAGAGCAGCCATGATTTCTGCTTCAACATCAAGACCGTGCATTGCTTGTGCATCTTGAGCTGCTTCAAATGTCCAACGAGCACTTAACTTACGAGTACGAGCCTCAACTACTTGTTTGAGGATTTGTACATTAATCTTACGACCTGGTACACCTTCAAGTGCAGATGTTGAATCTGCTTTACCAGTAGATGTATTACCAGAGTAAGCAACAGCAATCTTAAATGGACTTAACATTTCGTCGCCGGCTGTTGTGCTTGTTGAGTAACCCGAACTGTCAGACATACTTTCAGCGTAACGAACGCGGAGTGTATGAATCTGAGCAACTGGGCCAGTCATTGGCTGAACACCAACGATTTCGTTAGCAATAACGGTAGGCATAACTCGACGAATAACTGGAAGGATTACACGGTTAAGTGTAGCCATGTTACCAGAAGCAGTAGCACCTGCTGTTGCAGTTTCCATTAAGTTTTTACGAGTGTTTTCAAGAATAACACCCATTGTGGAGCGGCGTGAGCCTTGTAGACCTTCTAACAGGGCATCTTTAGTTTCGCCCCAACGGCTTTCTAATAGTTCTTGTGTCATTTTCTTTCCTTTAAGGTTTAACTATTTTTATTTCAACCCTGCTAAACGGCGCAGCTCAACAACATTGTTATCAACGGTATTTGCTGTGCTTTTGGCAGCAGTTTTATCCCCAGTAATTTCAACTCGTGATTCAGCTAAGACAGTTGTTCCTTTTTCTTTAACTGAATTATTTGTTAATACTGCTGGAAGATACTTATCGAATGCAGACTTTAGTTTGTCAGTCTGAACATTCTCAAGAAGCTCTTTCATAATTGATTGCTTCTCTTTGTTTAGCGTACCGAGTAATCCTGCGATAACTTCTTTACGCTCAACACTTTCTTTGATCATGCGAATTTCACGATCTTTGGTTTCAACAACTTTTTCAACATCTTGTTTAGCTTGAGTAGCTTCAACTAGTTGATTTTGTTGTTGTTCGACAACTTGCCTTAATTTTTGAATTTCGCGATTTTCATTAAGATGAGTTAATGAAAATTCGCTAGCAAATGCTTCGAAAATACGACGGCCAAACATGTTCTCTCGAGCAAGTTGGATATCTTCTTTGAGTTGTGTTAATTCAGCACCTAACTTTGCAGTTACCGATTCTTTTACTAGTCGTGCGCTACTTTCGATAAACCGTGTTTGTAACTCGCTGAGTTTCTTTTTGCCTTCGGCAATTAATCGAACCTTAGTTTCAATTACTTCTTGTTTATCTTGTGCAAATTCGCGAATTTCTTTAGCTAAAGCACCTACAATAAATTGCTCTAACTTCTGATAATTTTCTTTTTGAATTTTGCGATCTTTGTGTAGTTCCTGAATTTCTTCGGCTAATTTTGTAACCATGAATTCATTGAAACGACCTGCACTTTCCATCATGTGGTTTTTAACACGCACACGATCTTCCACGACAGCTTTCTTTTCGGACACAAATTCTTCAATCTCTGCCGAAAGATGATCAGTTACCATTTTGTCCAGTGCTTCTACCATTACTTTTTTATCATGCTCATAACGAGCTGCCATTTCTTCGCGTAACTCAGAACGAATTTTCTCTCTGGCTTCGACGAGTTTGGCTTCCCAAGCTTCGTTGATAGCTGTACGAGTATCTTCGTTAATAATTCCGCTGTCGAGCAATGGTTTGATAGCATCAAACATAGCTGTTCCCCTTATAGTTTTAAGTCTTTGATAAGACGAGTTACCTCATCTTTCAAATACTTTTGCACTTTTTTATCGTCTTGAACATCACGAGCCATATCTAGAGCCCGGTGACCATATTTCATGTTCATTAATCCTTCGTATATTGCTGTAGGATATGCATGTGGTGCACTGGGTTGTGCTACGATATCGACCGTGACTATCTCGAAGTCACTGACGTGCCCATTGGCTTCGTTGACATTACCGCTACCTCGGCTTGAAACTCCCAATTTGACTCCACTTTGTAGCATAGTGCTTACAAGTTGGCCCATTGGCGTTGGTAGAATTTTTAATTTTCCGTGTCCGCAATGACCATCCATCCACATGTTGATAATCATATGACTAACACGATCCAAATTAATCTTTAGGTCGTCAGGGTGGTCAACTTCACCTAATACACTATGACCACTCTTTAACTGTTCGTTGATTTGACTTACTGCCCGGCTTATTTCTTCAACAGGGTAAGTCCTCATATTATGATTCTTTACCCCGCCTTCGATAAAAATACCTTGCATGTACATGTCCTTACCTTCGCCTGACTTTTTATCCTCATAGAGGATTTCCAGCTTGGCATGATCAAAGGTAAGGTTTTCTTTGAGGTACAAAGACATTACAATCTCTTAACGAACCTTGCCGCCTTGAAGTGCTTTAGGATCTACAGGAACTTTACCGCCTGTTGTTTGACCCTCGGCACCATGTGCTTTTTCGTAAGAAGTTTCTTTCTTAGAATAATAATTCTGAGCACCTTTGTTTCCGCCCGGCTTGTTTACATTACGCTTGGCCACATCAATTTCTTGTGCTGGCTTTAAAAAACCACCGGCTTTACCTTTTGGTGTTTGACCATCTGGTGCTGCTTCGCTAGCATGTCCCATCTTTGGTGCTGTACCGCCCATGTTATTTGGGCCTGCATGTACAGGCTTTGTATTGGTAGCACCAGTTACACTGTCGGCACGAGCACCAACAGCTTTTCCTTCGCCTTGGTTACCATTTTTATCCCAGTCGTTG